GTTTACATACAGTAGGACTACAAAGATTTGAGATTGTGAACAAGATAGATGCCACCATAAGGAGTAGGGGATTATGAAAAAACATGATGAATTAAAAGAACAGATTGAAATTTTAGAAGCAAAAAAAAATCAATTAGATGCTGTTATTTGGGATGTTTCTAATTTGCTTACCAACATTATAAATATTGATGGTTTGAAAGATTACGAACTCATTGCGGCTATTCGTGTTGCATCTGCAAGTCTAATGTTTGTATCAGACATGGTAAATAAAAATGACTGAACAGGAAAAAATGGGCGAAATTAGTCCTTTCAAAGCACTCGACTTTATACGGGACAATGCAGAGGCTTATGCCAATGCAAAAGCTAATGTAGTTTACATGACTGAGTACCGCAAAACAATAAAAGCTGATTTGATGGTTAAATGCGTCAATATGACACTTGGAGATAAAGAGTCATACGCTTACTCACATGAATCGTATAAACAGCACCTTGATGCCTTAAAACAAGCCGTAGCTGAAGCAGAAAGGCTACGCTGGCTTATGATAGCCGCAGAAGCAAAAATTGAAGTTTGGCGTTCACTAGAAAGTTCAGCAAGGGCAGAAGGAAGGGCAACGCAATGAAGATGATGCGTTCAACAACAGCAAAACATATTGATTATGGATTTTTGTATGGAATAGACCCCAAAAGTCCTAATTTTGTACCTAGTGATATTGATGGTGTTATTGAACGCAATGGAATATTTTTGTTTTTAGAATGGAAGCATTTTTTAGAAGACATGAGCGAAGGTCAAAAAAAAATGTTAGTTGCGCTTGCCAAAAAGCCTGATGTTTTCGTTGTAAAAGTTTTGGGAGACACAGATGACCATGCGCCTAATATCTATGAATTTTCATTATTGAGAGGAGATAGCTGGATTACACAGGGCAAATCTTTAGAAGAATTTGTAAAGTTTTATATGCGATGGTTACAATACGCAACTGATAAAAAATGAATAAACAACAAAAAAAACTATATGACAAAATCGCTGAATTGGGATGCTCATTATGTAGGCATCAAGGCAACGAAGGAACGCCAGCAGAACTCCATCACATTAGACGAACTATGCCAAGATGTGTTGCCCCTGTTATTCCTTTATGCCCCTATCACCATAGAGGAGCAAATACCAGTATTCACGGAATGGGTAGAAAACGCTTTGAAAGGCAGTACGCTATCACGGAAGAAGAATTATTGGTACAGACCGAAAGGCTAATAAATGAGTAGCTGGTTGATAATTGTTACTGGGCTAATATACGCTTACATAGCCATTGAACAAGCATTTAAAGGCAATATGGGACTAGCGTGTATGTATTCAGGATATTGTTTTGCCAATTACGGCGCTTACTTGATTGCCACTAAATGAGCTTTACCATTTACACGCATGATGGCATGAAAGTTATTCAATGGTTTTTTAATATAGATGAGCTTATTAAATCAATGCTTAATAATCCTAAAGACAGTTATCATCGAAACGACTGAAAAAAATATACAAATTTCGGACAACGATGTCACATTTTTGCATGACTTTTTCTTTAAATTTCATGCACTTAACACACTTTTTTTCTAGACAACATAGTCAATGTTAAATAACTCATAAATAAGGCTTTATATACCTTTAGGTAACATTTATGATGCTAAATTGATACTTATAGGTAGCAGGGCTGTATTTGGCAGTTGTTAACAATGGGTCAGAAAGCCGAAAAAGTACCCAATTACTGCATCCTACAATGTCGGCTTAACGCCCTGTCATAATTCTAAACCATCTAATCCAAGTTCACCAGCCACCATTAAACAACGGGTTCTAAAAGGTTTGCCATGTTGAGTCCATTTGGCGCCTTCTTGCCTGTGAAAGCTCATGTGTACCATTTCATGTGCTAACGTGGTTATGACAGTGTAATAGTGACCACAGCGGGCAGATGAAATAGTGACAGTATGTTCATAATCTTCACCCGTATCATATAAATACGTACCCATTGTTTCAGGATCGGATGTGACTACAAAATCAATTTCTTCTGGCAACGGCATTTTCCATTTGGTAAATGGATAGCAACAATATAAAGAGGCATATAGGTTTTTAACAACCTCTGGTGTTAGTTTCATGCTAAATGTTTAAGTTTTGCGTGAGGAATAACTGTTCTAGTATCTGTTGAATATGCGCCACAAGCTTTACATTGGTATTTGCTATAGGCCCCAGTAGTAGTGTACCTAAAACCTTTACTAATTAATGCTGCTTTTCCGCAAGTAGGACAGTCAAAACCATTTCTGTCCTTTTTCATTATATTTTGATTTACTGGTTGTTTAATCCACGGAAGTAACCTGTTATATAGCTTTTCAAGTAATACAACATCTTGAATATTGTATTCACGCATGATTGCCCATGCTTTTTTGTCCCCAGCCATACATTTAATCCATAAAGTATGCCCTTCGTGGTCTTTCTTTTTACCCAAATTAAGACGCTGAGAAACATAATCTAACTTATTACTAGGAAATCTAAATTGACTTTTAACCACTCTGAGCAAATCTATTTGCTTCATTGGTGGTGGTGGCGTCATTTTATGTAATAAAAATTCCTTGTTTAGCGTGGGCATATCGAACTTTGTGCCGTTGTAATGGCACACTGCATCGGCTTGGTCTAAAAGACCATGTATGCCTTCTAACATTGATTTAGGAGTGCTTTGATGTACGGAATCAAAATAAATATCTTTTTCACCAAGCCATTTGGCTGAATAGCACATGGTATAGGATGATTCAAGAAGTTGATTAAGCCCTACATTTTGTTGCCAAATTCCCCACACATGGGCTACATTTGGTGATGTTTCAATATCAAGTAATAATATTTTCAAGCTATTCACCTTAGAGAATTTTGCCAATTAAATCAGGCAATTATGACAACTTAATTACGCTACTGTACCACCTGCATCTTTATAAGCGGTAATTAATTTATCTAGCTTGTTTTCATGCTGGTTATAACCAGCGCCAGGAAGGGACGCCCAGATGTTTTTGACCTTATTAATTGCTACGTCAATGTAACCTTTTTCAATATCTTGCAATGCGCCACGTTCTCTAATTTGTTGTACAGCAATCAAATCTTGAGATAAAGGACTGAAATTAGGTAGGTTTAATTGTTTCTTATAAGCGTCATAGTAACGCTTTAAGAGTTGGTATCTGCCCGCCGCTGTGGACGCAAGGCCGGGGCGAAGCCATACCAATTTTCTAGGATGGTCGTCATAGCCTTCAAATAAAGCCCCACCCACAATGACGTTATAACCATCGTCGCCCTTTCCAGCGGTACCTTCAGATACCGCAATCATATCCAGAAAAGCTTTTAAATTAGGACTCATTTTGTTTTATTTGCGTAAAACAAAGTGCGATCACCAAATAAATAAAATCCAACAGCAGATGCAAAATTTGATACCGCTAAGCTAGATTGACCACTAAGTTCCATATACGCCCATGTACCCAATACAATAAGCCCAACAGCGGGGCGCATGAGGCGCACAACGGCTTCAACCCAAGGGTATGAGGGGTTACTACCGCCAGCCTCATTCATGGCTTTAAACATATCTAAATCAACTTGCTTCATCGCAACATATTGTTCAATTGTAGACGGCTTAAATTGATCCGGCGCAATAAAACGAGATATTAGGGATTTCCCTAAATCAACTGCAAGTGGCCCAAGGGCGGCAAGTATGGTTAAGGGATCCATTATTCTTTATCTGCTTTTTGATCTAACTTGTCCAAAATACGTTGCAAAGTAAACTCAAGCTTATCAAAACGGGCTTCTAAATCTATTTTGCGAACGTAATCTGTTGGTAATGCTACTTCAATCTTTTGAACATCTCTTTTTAACTGTTGAACCGAGTCCCATATCTGGCGACACCACCAACCAACACCAAGAGCCGCGCCAGCACCAATTAAGTTAAATAAATATTGCCAATCCATAAGCTACCTCGCAAGAGCGTTTTTGTTCTCAATATCAGACGCTAACGCATTGCGTTTGGCTTCTCTCGTTTTTGGGCCTTGTGATTTACGGGTATTATCCGGACGTCCTCGGCGCATCTTTTCTTCCATTGAATCTGCAAGATCCATCATACGTTGGCGTTGAGCCATTGCATTAAATCTAGCTTGCTCTGACTCGGCTCTAGCCGCAATCTGTTCAAACGCAAGCGCTTGTTCTCTTGCTTTTTGGATTGTATCGGCAACCCATTTGCGATCCATCATGCGCTCGGTGATCTGTTTGTCAGATAATTTAGCGTAGCCTGGCTCTACTTCGGCAAGGTCAACCTTGGTCTTGTTAAACGCAATACGTTCTTCAGCGGTTAAGTCAAAAGCTTTGCCAGCGGATACTTTACTAACAGCAGACTCTAGTGAAGTACCGTAGTTTTGCATTACATCAGGTGTAGCGCCCTTCATACCTTGGCTTACTTCACGCAATTTACCTGTTATTGGGTCAAGCTCAAACGCTACTCCACCGCTTGTAGGAGCGCGGGCAGGCGCTTGTTGCGCTGCTTGCGCTTCAGCTTGTTGAGCAGCAGCACGCGCAGCAGCTAAATCATAAGCACGGCGTGACTCAACCCCTGCCATTGTGGACTCAGGGCTTGGCGGTGGCAACTGCGGTGGTACACCTTCAGGCGTAAATTGTGGTCTTTGACGCGGCGCTGCAAAGTTAGGCGTATAGCCAGGTTGTACAACCGCGTTGCCGTAGTCATAAGGCACTGGCAAGTTGCGGTTAAAGTTAGGCTCAACAGGGCGCAAAGCATTGACAGGGGGACGGAAGTCCTCTGGCACTGCATGGGCGGCTTGATACGCAGGGGTAGCCATACGTTTAGCCGCTACTTTAGACAATACAACACCTGTGCCTGCACCTAAAGCGCCGCCAACAAGCGCGCCTGGAACGCCAGCCAACGAACCGATCACAGCGCCAGCGGTTCCTAAAGGGCCGCTACGTGAGAAGCGTTGTAAACCTTCACGCTTTACAGGGGTTAGTGATGTAACTTCAGGGTAGTTGCCTGCAATACGCGCAATAGACTCAGCATCACCAGACAAGGGAATACCCTTATCTAGCATACGATTAAGCTTTTGTGGGTCTACATTACCTGTAGCGATGTCTGTAGCCGCTTCATACGCATAAGAACGCGCCATATCAGCACGGGCTTTTCTAAATGCAGTTAGTTCTTCAGGCTTGTTTACGTTAGCTTCAATTAAATCTTCAATCGTATTGGCGATTGCCATACGAGCATCTGCTACATCCACCATTTCAGGTGTAGCCGCATTAGAATTATAAGTTTTAGTAGCTTTTTTACGAAGGTCGCTTAACACGTAAATAGCTTGAGCGCCGCTAATACCATTTTTAATCTTATTAATAGCGTCCGCTTTTAAAGCTTCAATAGTGTTTTCAGACGCTTGACCACCAATTACGACATTATTGTTAATATCTTCAAGCTTTTGAATAATTGTCTTATCTTCGCCGTAAGTAAGCGGTTGATCTGGCGATAGCTTTTTAATTTTACGAATGTTGTCATACGGCGCAGAAGCTTTTGTTCTAGCTTGTTCAAAAGGCTTAGTAGAAGTCAACGGCGTTGTTTCAGGTATGCCCATCTCTGCTTTAGCAATACTACCCCAACGTGTTTTATTTGCTTGAGATAGTTTGTTGTTTTCTTCAATAGGATCTACCGTTAACGAGCGTAGCTTATTGCCCATAGTAGGGTTAGCGTTAACAGGGTTTAAAGCAACACCTAAACGATTAGCTTCTTTGGCGGCGTCAATTTGTGGGCCACGCTCGTATGATTGCGCTACTTTATCGGCTAATTTACCTGCTGCACGGGTTTCTAGCGCAGTTGTAATAGGTTGTGTTGCTAATTTAGCCTCTTGACCAACGACATTTTTGGTGTAATTAAGCGCTGGGCCAACAGATCCTTTGGGAATTAACTGATTAGCAGGCAGATTAACCATACCTTGTAATGGGCGCAATGCTTCACTATTAACTAATTCACCAACAGCTTCTAAGTTACGACGCCCTTCAGCCGTTCTAGGCTGGTATTGCATAGCTTTGTAATAAGCATCAGCGTTAGTTGTTTTGCCTGTTAACGCGCCTTCAGCAATTGCTAAAGGAATACCTGTAACCCCAGCGATAGCGCTCATACCTAGCGCCGTAGGCACTTCAAAAACGCCTAAAATCTCATCGTTAGCACGGCGTAATAAGCCTTTACTAGCAATTGCCTTTTGGTTAGGCGTAACAATTTCGCCTTTTTGCTTTTGTAACCGGCGAATATCTGCCGCTAACATTGGCACATCGCTTTCAGCGCTGACGTTTTGACGCGTATTTGGCGCAAGAAACGAAATAATGTCAGAAGGCGCGTACCCAGCAGATAGCGCCGTTTTAACTTTGCTACTGTAGTCAGGCATCGTACCAAGATGCTGTGCAATAGCGGCGTCGTCATACCCAGCGCTACGCGCTTGCGAAATCTGCGATTGAATATCAGCCATATAGCCTACTGTTTAGGGTTAAAAATGCTATCTAATGAAGGTTTAGCGCCACCTTTGTTACCGCCGCCCGTTAACAACGGGTTAGGTCTATATCCTTGCTCCCTAGAATACATTTCAGCAAAGCTATTTTGCATATCTTCGTATTCAGCTTTAAATTGAATTAGCTTTTTAGCTGCGGTTTCTTTTGAATCACTAATAGAAGGAATAAACGGTTTTAAACGTGGGGTTTCACTAGCTGTAACTGCTGCGCCGCTTCGATCGTGAATCTTTAAAGACCCAATATCAGCGATAAATGCGCGGGTGTCCACACCTTTAGGATCCCAATCATTAAGAATCACTTGTGGGGTTAGCCCTTTAAAGAAGCCTGTAGCAGTTTCGCTACCTTGAATCTTATCGCCACTTGGTAGAGTAATCTCTTTACCTTCGTTTAAATCTATCGCCCGTTTAACTTTATTAAGCGCGCTTTCATTTTCTATAATAGCTCTACTAGCTACCGCAGGAATATCTTTTAATGGACGACCTAAATTTTCACCGTTAGGGCCTGTAACTAATACGCCTGACGGGGCTTGACCTTTTGCTAGTACATTAGGCAACGCAACCAAACCAGCATCCGTTTGCATATATTGAGGACGATTTTGTGTATCAGCATGGAACCGCGCTGCTTGATCTAACCGTGCTTGGTCTGTTTTGCTAATTGTATTGTTTTTGTAAATATCTTCTTGTTTAGCTAAACCTTGTTGAAGGTACGCTACGCGTTGATTAGGTGGAATAGCCGTGTAAATTTGCACTGCACGACGCGCTTGTTCTGGGGTAACTAAACCATCACGTACGCCTTCTTGCATATGAGCAATATAGTTTTCGTTTGATGGGTTTTGAAGAATATCTTTAGTACGCTCACGCATGATATTCATGTTTTTTTCAGTAAGCTCGGCGCCAATTCTTCCTGTTTCTGCGCGTGTTTTATCTACTTCGGCTAAGTTTTTACCGATAGCTAACGCAGATTTACCAAAACCAGCACGCATCAAATTCTGTTGCGCTTCTTGTGGTGTTGCTGAATTTTTATACGCCTCTTGCTCTGCTAAAGCGTTCTGAATTTCCATGTTAGCTGCTTGATTTTGCAAGCGCTGAGTTGTCAGGGCGTTGACCTGACTCATACCCTTCATGGCGCTACTAGCCGCTTCAGCGGGGATATTGGTGTTTAGTAAGTTAAAGTCAAGAGCCATGATTTATCCTATTAATCGTATGACATAGTGTCAAAATAGCTATTATCAAAGCTTGAATTTGACCCATAATCAGGGCCGCTATAAGTAGCTCCACCGTTGCCGCCTCTGTTGTTCCACATATTGTATACGCCACCAAGCAATTGCCCTGCTGCGGTGCCATAACCTTGATATGAACTTGCTCTAGCATTAGCCCCAGCCATCATAGCGTTGCCTTGCGCTGTGCCTGTAGCAGAAGCTAAATTAGCTGCGTTGGCTCCATAAGTTTGCGCTGCGCCTGAAAGCTGATTAGTAGCCGTCTGACCTACACCAGCAAGGCTTGCGGCGCGGTTATACCCTACGTTAGCTTGATTAACGCTTGCATCATAGCTTTTAAGATAACGATTAAACGCGTTCTGATACTCTTGTGATCCTTGGGCTTGACCGTAGTCTTGGCCTGCTTTGAGAGCGTTACCAGAAATTAAACCACCACGGGCAGCCGCAGTAGCGTTCATAGCGTTTAAACCTTGCTGTAAACGAAATTGAGTGCCTGGGTCGGTGTTTTGATTGTAATTAAACGCAAACGTAGGCACAGGTGAATAATCACCACCTTGCATCTTAGTTAAGGCGTTTACACCTGCTTGACGCCAAGGCTCTTGCAGTTCAATCTGCTTGTCAAACATCTGCTTTTGAATGTCCGTCGCATAGCGATTTGCTTCTGCTTGCGTATTTGCAGCCGATGTAGCCGCGTTTGCTTGCGTATTTGCAGCCCTATCCCCAGCAACCGCGTTGATAATTGCGCCAGTAATAACTCCAGCCATTATGCTTCTCCTTGTAGCGCAAGCGGTGCTTTTTTGCTTGCCAGTAATTTCAGCCTATTATCCAATAAACCACATTCAGGCACAACATATAAACGATCTTCTAACACTTCTATGTCTTGGCAATCGTCCGGATTAGCGTAAATATCTACCCAAACCACTTCTTCACCAAACACCCAACCTACACGCTGTTCCCCAGCGCAAGCGTCGAACTCTAATGGCCCTGTCAAATTAACAACCTTATCGCCTATATTAACCGCTATCGTACCTTTTTCTAACCTGACTTTGTACGCCGTTTTATGCGGCGCCCCTGTCAAAACACAGGATGGCGGCACGGTAATCTTGCGCTCGTAAACGCCAGGGTAAAACGTATGCTCTGTAACAATCTCAGCTTGGGGCATTTCCAACAACGCCGAAGTTAACGCGTTTATCTTTTCAGTAGTAACCACTAACGTAGACAAGTCAGTGCAACTGGCTATTGATGGCAATAGCTCAAATTGCACCTTTTGTTCGGTAACGGCGGCTAATTGCATATTAGACTGTAGTTCCGCTAGCATTTTTCCAAACAGTTCCGTTATACCAAATAGGAATTCCAAGTGTTGTGTCGTAATATTGCAAACCTACAACAAGCCCAGTAACAGGTCTTTGCGCTGTAGTCCCTGCGTTAATAGGATTTACATTGCTTGAAACTACAGTTGTAAATTGAACTAAATCGCCTACGTTTAACCCGTCTACAAAAGTAACGCTAGTTGAAGATGTTTCAACATAGTTGGTAGTAAGAATTTGTTTACTACCGTTTACATAAACTATTAAGCTATTACTTGCAGGTGTATAACTAACCGTAGTTAAATTAAATACGGTTTGTGATTGGGTTGCGGTTATAGTTTGTGTTTGTGTGCCATAAATTACAAAATTAGAGTTAATTCCACCAATATTGTCCCAAGTTGCAATTTGAACAGCAGCGCTTGTTTGCAAAACAAACTTGTACAAAATACTATCAGATAGCCAAATTTCACCGCTGTCTGGTACACGCCCTGCCGCGTCAAGCACGATTGGGTTAGAGTGAGCAGTAAGGCCTGAATTGGTTGTATAGATAACAGCGGGCGTAGTTGTACCAGCAGCGTAAGTATAAAGCTTACCCCCGGTCAATACATTGCCACTATTGTCAAAAAACTGGGCGGCTGCACCGCCTACAGGGGAAAGATTAACGGCCATAGATAGCTCCGGGTAGGTATTTGTTAAGCATTTTATGCTGAATCAGCATCATTGTCATTATTTGACTTCCAAAGCAATAACTTGTTCTTCTAAGTCAGTTACCTTTTTAGATAGTTCTTGGACGGCTTTAATAAGGATAGGAACAAACACGCTGTACTTAACGCTTTTTGTAGTAGTACCTAAATCAATTTCGTTGTTGTCATCGTCAAACTCAATATCTCTAGTTTCCTCGATAAGCCCAGGAAAAATAGTTTCAAGTTCTTGCGCCACTACACCAATAAGTTTGGATTTAGTTACATCGCCTTTTAGACCATAGTTAACAATACGTACTTGGTTAAGCGCTTCTAGCTTAGGTGTAGCGTCAACAATGTTTTCTTTAAGTTTAAGATCAGAAATAGCGCCGTAGCTATTATTTGTATTTTGTACGTTGCCACTTGGTAGCACTTGGTAAACAATAACGTCAGAACTATTTATGCCTTGGTATAAATTTGCGCTGCCTTTAACTGATAAACCAACATTTCCACCTGACAAAACAGACCAAATAGAACCGCTAATAGTTCCACCAACACCATTAGCAACCACCCCATCAAATACATGAGAGCCTTTATAACTTACAGCGGCGGTACTAGTAGCTTGATATTGACCAATTGTAGGTGCGCCAATTAAAGGCGTTGTAACAAGATACATTACGTTTCCGTAAATATCCCCATAAACACCATTGGTAACACCTGAAATATCAATACCATGATTCATAGTGCTGAATTGGTTATGGGCTATTGATACGCCTTGCGGTGATGAAGTGGTATTTGCCATGTAAATACCAACATCACCAGAGCCTATAAAGTTGTTATGGATAGTTGCGCCGTATAGCGCGCCGCTAAACTTAATCCATGTGCCTGTAGTATCGGCGTCGCCATGATAATTTCCAATATAAGTAAGGGCTTGAATTTCACCTTCAGCTAAGAAAGCACCTGCGCCACCAGCGTATAAAGTTTCAAAAGTACAATTTTGAATAGTCCAAACTTGACAAAATCCAGTTGAAGTATAAATGGGAGCTAATACAACTTGAAAAAAAGTTGTGTTTAAAATACTGATTGCGTTTGCGTATACACCGTGGTTCACAATACTTCTATTACCACCAATAAAAACACAATTTTGAATTAAAACAATAATGGCTTGGGTAATATCGATCGTATTGCAATTGTTTGCAGTAGTAAACGCGCAATCTCTAAAAGTAATATACGCCGCATCAAAAGCCGTGCTGTGGGAGAAATCAAAAACATACGTGTTAAATGCCGTGCTTGTTTGCTGAAAGCTTAACTTTTCAAAACAAAGACCTTGCGCTGAACGACCATCTACAATGCGAGAGCCACTTGTGGCTGCTAATTTAATAATAGAAGCGCCTGGGCTACTAGCTAATGTAGATTGCCCTAAAAGCGTAATATTTCGTACATCATTAAGGTCAATTGTAGTATTTACAAGATAAGTTCCAACAGGAAAAAACACGGTTCCACCAGTTGTTTTTATGCTGTTTATAGCTGCTTGAATATATGTTGTGCAATCGGTAGTAGCTGTACTTGTCCCAGAGGGAATAAAATCCATAACTGAAACCGTTTCTTGCAATCGTTCATTAAAAGAACGATTAATAGCGCCAGTAGGTGTTGATCCACCATTCATGCGGTCAAATTTTGGGACTAATGTTGTCATATTACATCACCTTTAAGTTGCGTTGCCCAAGGTAGATTAGTTTCTTGGGGGGTTATTTCTAGCGATTCTGCTTCAATTGCTTGAAGCCTTGCGTCTAATCCGTCTTTTAAAGCCTCTATTGTTTCTGAACCAATTTGTTCAGTTACCCAGTCAATTATCTGTTGTTCCGTAAGTTTATCAAAAGAAACGTAATTGTCGGGGTTAAAATTATCAAAAATAACAGGGAAAAAAGAACTTAGCTCTTTTCCGTTATTCTTTGCTTTTATTTCAAAACGTACCTCTTTAACAATATTTTCAATATCGTTTAAAGAATACGTTTTAATATTTGTAATAGAAGTATTAAAAGTAATCATTTTATATGCTAGTAAGCCTTTGAGTGTAAACAGTGTACGCCGCAGTACCAGCCGTTCTTTGAATAGTTGCGCTGCCATTACCGCTATTTAGCACAATAGAGTAAGTGTTTCCACCAGTACCATCAACAGTAAAACTAATGGTAGGGGACGCCGCAGAACTAGCCCACGCTGCTGTAGCTGGGTTCATATAGTTGTACCTATACGCTACACCGCCACCGCCGTTGACCATAACAGGTATGGTTGTAAGACCAATACCTTGCGCTATGTGAATTAATATATATGATTGATTAAATACACCGCTGCCACCGATAGTATTAGCCGTTCCATTGTTGTAGCTATATGAAGCAAGAATATTTAACCCAGCTGTACCAAGAGTAGGAGTTATAAACCCACCAAGCGTAGATGTTACGGTTCCTGCTATTAATAAGTTTGTGCCGTCAAAAAACAAATTAGCAGATTGATTTAAGGTTGTTGTGCCTTGACCATAAGGAATATACCCCGTTGTAAACGTAACGCCTGGGGCTTTACCATTAAATGTATTCCAATCGGTGCTAGTTAAATAACCATTTACGCTAGTTGTAGCTGCCGCCATGCTGATTGCTGGGGTAGCTCCACCGCTAGATACCACAGGGGCCGTACCACTAACAGACAACACGCCTGTATTGGCAAGTGTGATTGACCCCGCGCCATTAGTGACACTAATGCCTGTGCTTGCGGTCAAAGTGGATTTAGTAAGGGTATTCCCTGTGCTATTACCAATTAATAATTGACCATCGGTATAAGTCGATTGACCTGTACCACCCCTAATAACAGACAGCGTTCCACTAATAATCTGACTAGCGTCAATACCAATAGACGTGTTTGACGCAGCAGTTAATACGCCGTAGGCATTAACTGTAAATACACCGACTTGTGAAGCAGAACCATAAGTACCTGGCGTTACGCCTGAAGTGCCTAGTTCTAAATTAATAAAGCCCGTAGGGTAAGTAATCGCAATACTAGCGCTTGATAGTGAAGCAGGCTCAAAAACATTATTAGCATTGCCAATGATTAGTTGATGGTTGCCAATAGTGTTTAAGCCTGTACCACCTTTATCTACGGGTATTGCGCCAGTAGCTGTAAAGCCATAGATATTCCAAAAGAAACGATACCATTCGGTTGTCATTCCATTCGTATCGGGGTAAATCAAAGGGACTTTAGCCGATGGAAGAAGGGTAATGTCAGCCATTAGCTATTTGTACCGCTTAGGAATAGCTCTGCGCCCACAATAACAATTTTGTTAGGATCAGTGCCAGAAATTTCATAAATGCGGTCACGAAGCTTTGTAGTCATTCCAAGGCGGCGCCAAATAGCACGGTAGCCATACTCACCGATCTTACCCATTGAAATCCAATGTTCGCTTGACCAAGTGTGACCGCCATCATCAGACCAGCGAAGCATGACTTGAGGATCGCTACCTTGACCAGCTTCAGTGCCACCACTAGGAATATTAGCCATTGAAAAGACTAAATAATCACCGCTATTGGTAACTACATTATTAGGATAAGAAAGATTAACTTGCGTTGCAGCGAAATAAGCTACGGTTGGATCGCCAACAATGCTAGTGTTAATACCTACGCCAGACTGACAATCTAATTGAAGGGTATGTTGAGCCGTACGTTTTAAATTGTTTTGGTTAGGTGGTAATGGGCGCCATGAGCGTACCCATTTTTGGGTGTCACCATTATCAGCGTATACGTTTAAATCAAGCGCGTATAAATTGCCGTTTTCGTAATCACCAACAATAGTTTGGCTGTCAAAGTTCATTTGGCATTGACCACGATGGCGAACAAATGAACCATTTAACCAACTTGCCCGCTCATGCCATGCGCCTGTAGCTACGTCATAAACCCAAGTTTTATTAGCTGTTGGGAAATTTAAAACATAAAAAGCGTGGCCTTCTTCTTGGTATGTATACGCTACGGCATCTGTAATGTCGCCATAGCTTTGAATAGCATACTCTACAGCGTGGGTGGATATCCGTTTGCCTGTATAACCTTGATTACGATAAACGATGCCATATCCACGAGGGTCAGCACCAAGCCAAAACAAGCTGTTATCAAGCTTGGCAATAGAGAATGGGGCTACACAACCAATTTCGTTGTAAGCGCCTTGAATAGGCGCTAAAGGAAATGGTGTAGTAGCCGCGTCGTACCAAACTTCAGTTGTACCTTGCCCAAATACCCAAACTTCACGGTTATTGGCTACAACGGCTACAACTTGGTCAGGAGAGCTTTCAGCCGCAGCAAAGGCTAATGGGTCAATTTGAGTACCATCAAGAATACCTGTTACCCAAATAATTTGTGTATTTGGTTGATTAAAAGCAAAGTAACCATCAATGTAACAAACCGTTTTAGCGCCTGCAAAATCAGGGTCAGTTACTTTAGTAAACGTATTAGTAGATTCGGTGTAAACATAAGCGTCAGGATCACACGCAATAAAAATCTGTGTGCCACTATCAGCAATAGATACTGGGCCAGTACCACTAACATTACCTAATAAAGTAGCGTTGTAATTTGTATCAATCTTATAAAAACCATTGCCAGATACGACATACGCATCTAAACCCGCAGTTGTATGAGTCCAAAGCCCACGAATAGGGCCAGTGCCAATGGAAGCTAAAAAACGAAGTCCTGGGGCGCGGTTAAGAAAACCACCTGTTTGACCGCCTTCAGGGATGGCTTCAGGAAACAGATTAATCATGCGGTTATCCGCAGCGTTAACCGACCGAGCCGTATAAGCTTGTCCTAGGATGGGCGTTAGCATATTGCGTCCTTATGCAGTGTAAGATGGATACCACTTGGCAGTGGTTACATCATACACAAGCGTCAGCGCTTTGCTAACTACAGCAGTTCCTGCAAGAGCAATATTACCTGCTGCCGTCCAAGTAAAAATACCTGTAGGGATAAGGACAATTGAGCCACCGCCAGTCGAAATAGGACTTGGCGCAGTAATTGTCACAACAGCGGTTGTACCTGAAATAAAAGTAATTGGCTTAGTTGGTGCAATAGTCGTTGCTGACGCAATTGTGGGCGCGGCGGCTGTAGTAGCAATTAAACCTAAATATTTGATGTCAGTAAATGTTGGGCTACCTGTACAATTAGTTAAATCGCCGCTAGTTGGCGTACCTAAAACTGGAGTAACGAGCGTTGGGCTAGTAGCAAAAACTAAAGAACCTGTACCTGTTTCATCTGTAACAGCGGTTCTAAGGTTAGCAGAACTAGGAGTGCCTAAAAAAGTAGCAACACCTGCGCCAAAGCTAGTAATTCCTGTGCCGCCATTGGATACAGGTAAAGTACCTGTAACACCTGTTGTTAAAGGTAAACCAGTGCAATTAGTCAATACGCCTGATTGTGGAGTACCCAATAAAGGTGTAGTTAAAGCGCAATTAGTAAACAACTTGGTATTAGTCAGTTGTTTAGTGTTAGCGCCTTGCTGAATAGGGAATAAATCTCCGGCGGTTGCCGATGTAGCTACTGGTAGTTGAGATATGGTTACGTTTGACATATTTAATCCTAGTAGTTACCGGCAAAGATATTAAAGCGCTGACGCGTAGCCACAATGCTGTAAGGCAAGGACATAATATCGTCAGGGTTGTTGATTCTTTTAAGATTGCGCTTAGAAGTCATCGCAATACGAGCCACATTAGGTGGTGGCTCAACACCAAACTCATTGGCAATTTCACAAGCTAAATTGTACTTAAAGCATCTTAAATAGCCTGGCGGAAACGCCAAAGTAGTTGAAAGACTAGCTGGCTGATCTAATTCAGTAACCGAAATAAAGTGCCATTCCAATGCTTTTGTAGGCACTGGATACACATACATATCAATATCAGGATAGTCCATATTGATCCACATAACTTGTGGATAAGTTGAAGTCACCGTTTTAACCGCAATACCATCATACTGTTGTTGGTTAATGATTTTAATACCAAAAGAAATACCGTTAGTCGGATCTTTAAAATAAGTTGAATCATCTAACAAAACAGGGCGATTACCTACAAAATTACCTGTTGGGCCTAAAGTTCTATGAATTTGATTAGGTGTCCAAGTAAAAATTTGATCTTGGGTAGAAAAAATAGAAAGACGTTCAGTATTCCACGAATCAATCATTTGATTCAAAGCGGCGAGCGCATCTTGAGCAGTAGCAGCAGAAGGTGTTTCGCCTTCGGCGAGCATCCCGATTAAGCGTAATGCTCCGTTTATTTGGTCGGCGGCTGTAGTGGCCATAACAACTCCTTACTCTGCGGTTTTACGACGTCTTTTTACATCTAGTGTATTAACAGGAGCCGCAATCACTTCTTCTACAGCTTCTTCTACGACTTCTGGTTGCGTGTCCAATTCGTAGCGTTTCCATCCTTGTGCTTCGTCATGCTCTGCTTCGGCTTCCATTGTAGCAACTTTAGTACCGTGGTCAGGATGTTTTAAATAAATTATAGGCATGATTTTTTTTATTTAGATAGGGGGACAAGCCCCCTATTTATTATGATGCGCCGTGAATAATAGCAAAATTGATAATAACGGCTTCAGAATATGAAGTAGAAGCAGTTAAATTACGCAATGAAATCAAAGCAGTACCAGCAGACAAATAAGAAACATAAGTAGTGTAAGCACCTGCAGCACTACCAGTAGTATTACTAGATACGCATACAACGATTGTGTCATTGGTGGAAATCAAGCTATTAGTTAGTACAAAAGATGCTACAGCACCGCCAGCTAAAGCTGCGTTGTTCATTGTGATACGACCAGCAGATTTGTTTAGAGTTACCCCAGTAGACTTATCTGTTGCTTGTGTCACAGTGCCTTGAGCAGCCGCTGAATAGCCAATTTCTTGACTTGCGTAACAAGTAGTAAATTCGGGATCGCTATATGCGACACCAGTTGCTTGTGTATTTGGCATAATTTTTCCTTAGTAAACCCGCCCCGAAGGGCGGGATAATACATTAACCAGCGATACGATAGAAAACGTAAGTTGCTACGTCTGTCTTACGAACGCGCCATTGGCAAGCTGTGTTTGCTGAAACGGCTGCTACACCAACTAATGTACAACCAGTATTAGCTGTTACAGTAGCGGCGTTTGTGCCACCAGTATTAATGATAAAAAAGTCAAACGCACTATTTACCTTCATGCTAGTAAAAGCTGCATCCAAGTCAGTACCCAAAGGAACTGTCAAGTTTGAAGCTGTACCGTTGTAGTTAATAATGCCTGTTGCTAACTCAGCAGCAGTTAATGTTGCTGCTGCTGCTTTAGCTGTAGGGGCTGTTTGAGTTCCGATAATAATTTCGGTTAAGTTACCGTCGCCTAATTGATAACCACCTGCGCCATTTGGAAGTGCCATGATATTAATTCCTTAAAAAATTGATTTAAAAAGCCCCCGCTTGCGCGGGAGCATTTAGGTTTAACCCCAGATACGGCAAGCCATCGCAGGGCGAATGGTGCTAAAGCCATACAGAACGTCAATACGGCAAGGTAAACGGTCGTTATTGATGTCGTACTGACGTACAACACGCATAGAGATACCGTTGTGAACTTGGCGGGAAGCCATGTCAACACCTTGTGGCAACAACAAGTCAGCAGTCGCAAAAGTGATCGCATCTTTGTGGTAAACCAAGTTTTGAGCGTACTGGCTAGAAGCTGAACCTAACATGGTTACTACAGCAGAAGCTTGTGGGAATGAATCCACAGTTGCCAATGCGTTAGCAGATGTATAGATAGCTGGGCTGATAGACAAAGTAGCTGTGGATGAACCAGTTGCAGCAGCAGTTACAGTGAACTGTTGCAAGCTACCAGTAGACTCACGGGTTTGTGGGTTAACAGCGTATACGTTAGCGATTGTAAATACATCACCTACGTTCCAAGTCTTGCTAGAACCAGTAAAGCTAATACCTAAAGTAGCTTGACCTTCAGTAGCAACAGTTGTAGTTACAGTGATAGTTGTACCCCAAGAACCAGTTGTATGTTGCTTGATAGATTGGCTCATGTTGATTTCTTCAAAGCCCAATACACCCATACCCATCATGCCATTCTTGAATTGACGGCTGATTGTGTCTGTAGGATTAAACAGACCTTTCATACCTTCAACCAAACCTGCGTTAGCTGCTGGGTTAACAGTAGCGTAACGTGGAGACATAACAGCAGCGTTTTCGTTCAACTTCTGTTGAGCTTGTAACAGCACCAAAGAAGTAGAAGGAGTTGTGCCAGGTGTACCAACTGAGCTATAAACTGCTTTGTAGCTATTAGCTACGTCAGCATCAATAGAAGAAGCCAACTGAGAGATACGTGGTTTCAAAACACGTTCTGCAAAGTCATCTAACTGCATTGTCAATTCAGCAGAGGTGAAGTTAACACCAATGTGCTTTTGTGACGCTACAGTTAAAGTTGTGTACTGTTCGTTGTCGTCTTGAACTTGCAAGGCGGCACCGTCAGTTACCAAAGCGCGGTCTGGTAGGCGGATACGGAGAGTAGAACCGATTTTTGCGCCTTCAACAGCGAAAGAATCGTCATACTGGCGGTTTACGTTACGTGTGAGTACAAGGTTGTTCTCGAGGATTTCGAGAGCTTTTCTTGTAATCATGTCGATGGTTAAGATCGAATTTGACATAATAAAGTCCTAATTAAAAAATAGTTAGCGGTTTCTCTGCGCTTCCCACTTCTTGATCTGACGTTGGCGATCAGCTTCAATCCACTCTGATGTACTCATCGATTTAATCGAACGAGGATCCGTTGTGTCTGTTGCTGGAGATCCAGAAGATCTCGCCGTAATCGGAGCAATTGGTGCTGGGGCGCTCGAAGTCTTTTTTACAACTGGGTTATCAGCTAATTTAGCCTCAATTTTCCCTAATTCTTTGGCTTGCTGGAGTGGCGATAAACGAGAAATACGTTCAGCTTCTTTTGGATTAGACCCTAGGTAATAAGCCATGTCGGGGCCAACTTCTGAAGCTTGAATCGTTTGAGCCATCGCGTCAGTGATTGGAAGCTTGGGGTTATATGCGACTTGTTCAAAGTCATCATACTTATTCCGAGCATCTTCTTCTTTGTCGTGATAGGACTCAATGATCTCAGACTGCATCCTAGCTTGTTCACGCCTAGCAAGTAGTTCTTCTGCCTTACGTTCTGCCAAAACTTCAGCATATTCGTCAGGCGAATTAAACTGCTCAATTGGCGGGATTTCTACTGGGGCTTTAAGCTGCTTTTCAGCGGCTCTAGCTGCCTGTTCTCTTTCCCACTTACGTTGTTCTCTAGCAAGTCGTTTACCAATAGCTGCGTCCAATTCTTCTTGTGAGAAGGTTTTGGGTGCTTCCGCTGCTGGTTCTACTGCTTCCGGCGCTACTTCTTCAGTTTCAGGTGCAGCCGTTGCCACCTGCTCTGGCGCGGATACTTCCGCTGGTACTACTTCTTGACTTTCGTCCATTTCGATGTTTCCTTAAGAAACCCTGGTGTATCGCACCAGTACGATTAAATATTAAATTTCCAAAGATGCCACTTTAGCTTGAAAAGCTTTAATTCTAGCATCCAAAGCAGTGCGGTCAGCGTCAATTTGGTTTTGTTTGGCTTGTGCGTCAGCTTGTGCTTTAGCTAAAGACGCTTCAGCATCGGCTACCGCTTTTTTCTGTAATTCTACTGATTTATTAAACGCAGCCAAATCTTTTTCATATTGGCCTTCACGTTTATTTAAATCAGTTTCTTTAGCATCTAA